CATGGCAATCGGAAGGCCTAGGATCCTAGGATCTCCAACCTCAGCCCTGGCCTTCGCTCTAGCATCTAGATTCATCCCTTCGTAAAGCCTATACGTTGAGGGAGTCATCTTCTGCATCAACTCCTCGTTCACCTTGGCCGCAGAGATGTCAATGCCATCCTCCCTCGCTTCCTTGATCACCTTGTCCATCTCATCCCAGTCTGGCTCTGTGCTGTAGGCGGCCTCTATGTAACGATCTAGATATCTCTGAGTCTTTCTGGCTGTCTCGAACTTGATGTTCGACATCTTCTTGATCGCTTCCCTCTGATTTTTAGCATCCATCGTGGGAAGCCCCACAAATCTGGCCGCCTGTTCGGTGCTAACACCAGGAAGGCTAACCGCATCAAGAAGGCGATTCACGGTAGAATCCAAGAGTCCCTGAGCAGCGGGGTGAGTTCCCTGATCCGTTGCCCTGGACACGCGCTCACGGAATCCGCGCTGTTCATCGGTGATGTATGATTCCAGGGCACCTTGGGTCTTCATGATCTGGTTCCACGCCGGGATCATGTTCTCCAACTGCTTCACGAACTTTCCGAAGTGCTCCCTAGACTTCTCCGTGTTGTCCTCGATCGTGGCTGCCTCAACGCCCTGGATCATCTCGTACATGGCCTGGGTCGTTGGAGATGCGAATCCCGGAAAGAATCCAAACCCGGTGAAGGATTCCGCGTCTACGTTCGCGTGTTCCGCCACCTTGCTCAACCATCCTGACATCATCAGGTAACGCATCATGAACTGAGCCCCGGCATGGGGACCGTCCGGATTCCGGAAGGCTCCGTTGCCTAGGAACTCCAACTGCTTCACTGGCCAGGACATGAACTGGAGGGCCATCCGGCCAACCGGATCTCCGGCAATAGGAGATCGACCTAGAATCCCGTAGATAAACTGGGTCTCGTTGGCTACAGAGTGGGCAAATTGGGCACCCTCCTCCAAAATCTCCGGAGAGTTTTCTCTGATCCAGCTAATAGTCTTCTTGGAAAGGCCCTTCTCCTTCAAGAATTGAGACAGGCCGGCATTGAACGCAATCCCACGGTTGATAGTCTCCACGGATTCTCCGGACATCTTGAGAAGTCCGTCATCAATCTTCCGAAGGAGTCCTGAAGCGCCGAAGGCACCGCGCTCGAAAAGCTGGCTGTAGTCAGCAACTAGATTCCTCTGTCTAGCCAGGGACCTGAACTCCGGATCCATCAGCTTGGCAACGCCCCTGAGCGTGTTCAGCGGACCAAGCTCGGTCGCCGTGTTGATACCCTGGCTCAGATTCTTGAGCATGAAACCAACATTCCCACCAAGAAGACCAGAGTAGAATCTCCTGGTGATGAATAGGCTTGCCCGAGTAGCCGGCCTGGGCTTCAACTTGATTCCAACGATGGATGCGAAGGATTCTAGTGAGCGGTTCAGATTGGTCTCGAAGTTCCCCGGAATGCCCATCATCCGCTTGAACAGATCGTTGGCGTATCTCTTCTGGGCACCATTGAACATCCCGGCCCTGGCCGGATCCCCCATAACCTGATTCACGGTCTTGATGGCCGGCTCCAGGTGCAACTTCTTCAGAGCACCATGGGTATAGGCCCGGGACGCCCGGATCGCGGAGTATTCCTGCTCCACAATCGCGTCGGCGTACTTCCTTGGGAGTAGATGCTGAAAGTAGACATCGTTGCCCTTGACAAAATCCATCTCCATGGGACCGATGGCAGCGTGCCACTTCTCCGGGTTGGATCTCATCGAAAGCATCATGTCGGCAGCTTCCTGCTTTCCCAGAACTCCAATGTCTACAAGTTCCTGCATGGCCCTGTTGTCGGTCATGTTCTTGTAGATCCTCGGGAAATAACTGGATACAGGAGCACCTTCCTCAAATCCCTTGAATCCAGCACGCCCAAATCTGACCGCCCATCCGTCGTAATAAGCACGGAGGTGTTGATAGGCAGCTAGGGCTTCTCCTTCCTTGTCCCAAGCCTTGACTCTGGCCAACGCATCAGCGTGTCCATCGAGGGCGCGGCCGATCAGAATGTCAAGCTCGCTACCCTCCTTGATGACATTGCCACCAACACGCATGAACTTCTCCGTCTCCTTGGCCAGGAAGTTGGACTCGGACATCAGCATATCCTCTGCCAACTTCAGCATCCCGAAGATCGGACGGGGAAGAACCTGTTTGGGATCTAACAATCCTGTCAGAATGTGCCACTGCTTGGTATCCCATTGTCGGCTATCCAGCATGGAGGTCATCACGTCACCGCGACCCATGATCTCCGGGATGTCGGATGTGCGATCGACGTTACGAATTCCAGCACCAACTTCCCCGAGTTCCATGGCACCATCCATGGTAATCCCGGCCTTCATCCACCGGGCACGGAGAGCACCGGCAATAACTGGATCAACGATGTAGGGACCATTCTCGAATGCTCTACGCTGTGCTGCTCGGAATGCAGCCGAGGCACCATCCGGAGTTTCAATTCCGGCCTTCTTAAATAGATCTTCGAAGAACTTGTCGACCTTGATCCTGGGCTGTAGCTCCATCTTTCTAGACAGAGGAACCGCGTCCACCATCTTCTCGATGAGCTTGTCCTTCTCCGTTCTCGAAAGCTTCCCGATGATTCCCCTGGCCGCCTTGGCGTCGAAGCTCATCATCCTAGAAAGTTCCGATCTAGTTTCTCTGATCTTCGATCCCTTGCTGGATAGGTGCCGGCCTTCGTCGAGGAGATTCATCCGATCGCGCTGGCTTAGAGAATTCCAGAACCCAGCCAAGTCCTCCGGATGGGCAGTCTTGCTTACCCGGGCTAGAATGTCGGACTTCTTTCCTCCAGCCTTGGCGATATCTCTGGCGGCTTTGATCACCTGGGGATTGGAAGCCTGAAGAGGATCCAGGCCGAAACGGTTGACTAGCTGGCCGATGATCAGGTTGTCGTCGTATGCCAGTAGTTCCTGGGCTGTTTTCGAGCTGTCACCGATGACGGCCCTGCGGATGTACTGAACCTCGTGCTTCGGGGTACCACGGATCCTGCCCAGTAGTCTGGAAATTGTTTCCGAGATGTTGTCCACATCCGACGTGCTCATCGGAATCCGGCCAGTATCGGAGAGGATTCTGGAAAGCTCGTCTGGGGTAAGCTCCCTTCCTGCCTTGGTGATTGCATTGATACGATCCACCAAAGCACCACGGATTCCCATTCCGGTGAGGTAGTCACCGAGGATCGGACGGATCATGTCCAGCTCCTCGGATGTCATGTCCTCCGCAATCCGTGTATAGATGGCTTCCGCTTCTCCACCAGATCGTCCAAATCCCTTAAGGAATCCCTTGATGTCATCAATAGACGCGATCGTGGCGGCTCCGCGAATATCAACACCGTGAGTAGCCACCATGGTGGCCTTGCGGGATGCCTGAGCAAGCTTGTACATATTCTTGAGCCGGTTACCGGTCTTCGCGTACACAGCTCCAGGAACCAAGATCAGAGGATCGAATCCAATCAGCAGGGCCGCGTGTAGGGCAAATCTCGCTACGCCAGGAAGCTTTTTATCCAGGTCCTCAGTCATGAAGAACTTCTTGCCAACCGCATTGATCAGTTGTTCGGGCTGGATTCTGGCATTCTGACTCTGCGGGTCATCATCTCGAATGAATCCACGCATCCCAGCACCGATGATTCCGGCTGTATCATCGACACCGAGATCCGTATCTTCGAGGGCACGAAGCGTAGCGCCCCACAAGAATTGCTGAGGACGATCAAGTTGGCCGATGATATCGAACAGTAGCTCGATCGGAGTCCCGATGATCTGGAGGAAGTTTCCCAGGGCTCCTCCAGTTTCACCCTCGATATCCTCCTTGCCCCTGCGGAATTGAGAAGCAAGATCAGTATTCACGGGCGCGGGTAGGCGTTCGCCGGGGAGATTCCCAAGTGTCTCCCCACCACTTGGGAACTCGACCCTATCATTCGCACCACGGAACGGGTGTCTCGGGTTGATCAATGGAGGAGAACCTTCCGGCATCTCTACCGGAGTGTTCAGACCCATGTCGTTCCCGAACGATGATGGCCTTGCCCCGCGAGTGGTAACGCTACCACCCTTCAGAGTTCCGCCAAGATCACCGTTGAAGAAATCCTGTAGATACCCAGGCATCAGCGTCCTCCGGGAAGCTGATTAATCAAGACATCTGGAATCGGATCCCACACTGGGTATGCTGGGAAACCAACGTCAGGACGGGTCCCAAGTGCTTGATTGATGACTGCATCCGAGAGACCCATCTTGGAAAGATCTTTCCTGGATGCCCCGCGATTTGCCGGATACCCAACCTCAAGAGGGATGGGCCCGATAGATAGTCTGGTCTTCTGCTCGCTCAGTCTGCGAATCTCAGCTCCGGCTTCGGTGACACCCTTCTCGCCCTTGGCAACAGATTCCTGCAAACTTCTCGCAGTGGCCGCCTCAAGCTTTTTCTGTCTCCCGATTTCCTCGAATCTGCCACTCTCCAGGGCAGCATTCTGGAACTTGATCGAGTTGTAAGAATTCTCCTGGAGCCTACTGATCCGAGCCCTGGCTTCATCAACAATCGGCTGTGTGATCTCATCCCTAGATGCTTCGTCAGCCTGTGAAATCGCCTCCACCACGTTCTGAACCTGCGCCTGGAATTCATTTGGATCAGAGTTCCAGCTAATCTCCTTGCCAGACTTCTGGAGAACCGCGTCAACGGTGGTCTTCTCGTCTGGTGTCATGGGAAGTCCAGCGGGGGTCCCGCTGATTCCCTCCATCATCTGCCCCGGACCCATGGAAATATCACCCGCTTCCGCTGCGGTCTTCCACTGGTCCACGGTCATGTTCCCTACCTGCGCTAGTGCAGAAATCATCTCCGGGTTGTTGAAGTCTTCCTTGCGGAAGTTTGCAAGGGCCATGGCTGCGGTCTGATTGAACTCCCCAGTTTCAGGATTCATCAGGATGCTACCCATGGTAACGCCTGGAGAAATCTCTCGTTCGTACAGAATCTCGTCGAAGTCTCCATCCTGGAATGCCTGCCAAATCTCCTCCTGGCTGGATCCATTCCAGTCTCGGTTTTTCACCTCGTCGAAGGCACCGGACTTGGCCATCGCGATGATGGTCTTTTGCAAAGTCTGCTGTTCTGAGGTGCTGACGAATTGCTCAGGATCCGCCAAAGCTTCGGTACGAACTTGCTCTAGTGAGCTGCGCATCAAGTCCCCGAAGCTTCCGATGGATTCCTTCATGGTTTCTGAAACGTTCCTGCCATCAATCGTAGTTCCATCCGGAGTGATCAGTTCCTTCATTCCCTCGACGGCGCTGATCCCATACTCGGTGGCACCGAAGGCGTCCTCGATGGCTCGTGCCAGAATCTCGTCCAGCCTCTCCCGGACCGCAGCCTCGGACTGATTGTAACGGTGAAGCTTGTATGCCTCGATCATCATGTTGGTCGGGGCTTCGTAGGGACTGTCCGGACTGGCCTGCTTGAATTCGACATGATCGCCGACCTGAACCGCCTGGATCCGGTTAGCGACCATGTACCTGCGAACCTCCGCCGAGATCCTCTGCGGGTCGATATCATCAATGGAAGTCTGCTGGTTCGGAGGAACTCCAAGCCGCGCTAGGGCGTGCTGCCACGCAAGGTTGGGGACTAAGAGTTCGTTGTCCCTGCGCATCTTCCCAATGTCAGGAACATTATTGATGAGAGTGTTCACCAACCCAGACATACTAGACATCAGTGTCCGCTGGTAATTCTGAGACGACTTGTATCTATCCATCTCCGACATGACGGCCTGATTGGCAATCCCAAGAAGCTCAAGTCTCATCTCAGGACGCTTGGATGCAAGGATTCCTCCACCCGCCGTCATGAAATTATTGTTCAGGTTGTTGATTGTTTCGAGTGGATTCAGTTCGTTATCGAATGCATCCTGATACGCAGAAACGACAACATCTGCCATCGCCATTTGGGCAGTGAAGTTGTCCGCCAACTGCTCCTTCAGGAATCCGGCCTTCGCAGGAGAGATCAAATTCTTGGCGAATGGCTTCTGGTCTTCCGGAAGATTCTTGATGTACGGAGCGTTCAGCTCTGCCCACTGCTTATTGATCAGCTTGATCCAGCGATCCGCCTGATCCGGATCCTTGATATCCCCGAGGGTGTCCAGCATCGTGCTCAGGTCAGCGTAGGCTGAATTCCTAATCGTCTGGCGAGCGCTAAGTTCCTCGCCAAGATTCGTGGGATCAACAATCGCTCTGATGGCAAGCCCTAGGGCCGTGTCTCTGAACGCCATTACGCTATCACGCTCCCCCCAGATCCTCTTGTGTTCTGCATTACGGACTTCAGGATATCGTTGATATTGATCTCACCGCCAAGCCCGAACTGGCTCGTGGTGGTGCTCCTGGGAGATGCGGCAAGCCTGATGTTGCTCAACCTTCCAAGCTCCCTGGCGTTGATATCGCTGATCCCGCCGAAGATGGAGCTTCCGATCTGGAACAGATTCCCTAGCTGCCTCTGATTGGCCTCCAGGTTCCCAAGCAAGTTCTGCCCAACGCTGGATCCTATGGCAATGGGATTGAACTGGGTGGAGGCACCAAGAAGAACGTCCCCGATACTCCTGGCCCCGGCGTTCACTCCCTCTACACGACGACCAGCCGTCGGGGTGCCGCCCCCGCCAGACACGGCAGCAGATACGGAATGCCCGCCCAAGGTCCTATTCACGAAGTCACCAATCTGGCCTTCCGCCTGCCGCACCGTGTTCCCGATCAGATTGTTCGAGGTGGCCTGAATCTCCGGGCTCTGACCCATGAAGATCTTGGCGATGTCGATGGCCTGGGGAATCTGCCGACCCTGGCCAAGAAGCCTTGTCGCCTCTCCCTGGGCCATCTGACCGAACTGGCCCAACGCCTGAATGATGCCCGGAAGCTGCGCCTGCAACGACTGCTCAAAAGCACCGGGCTTCATCAGATCGACTTTAGAGGTCTGACTTCCTCTAGCGAATGATGTGTTGATTCCCATATCTACTCCGCCCGGCTACCGGGATTGACGACGATGGCCGCATAGTTCGGGAAGATTCCCACCTTCCTCTTCCGAAGCATCTTGAGATATCCGGCGTTCCCCGGGGGAACGACCCCCAGGATTCTCTTGATGCCATATCCTTCCAGTACCTTGATCAATGTCAGAAGTAGGTACAGGCCCACCCCTCCGCTCTTTCGATGATCTCGGTGGACTACGAAGTGATCCGTGTAGGCGACGGGAACACCCTGGGCCACGAGCGACCAGACGTGGCCGATCAAATTCCCGTCCTCGTCGTGGGCTACCAGACCAATCCCGTTCAATTCCTCGGGATCCTCTGGTACCCGGTAGTCGTGATCACGCAGGAGTTCAGCAACTCCTTCGTAGTCCTCCGGGATGTAGAAGCGGATGGATGGGATTTTCATATCTTCACCGTTACCCATGTCGGACGGCCAATGATCACCTTGGTCGTCAACTTGCTGTCCACATCGTAGGCGTGGCTCAGAATCTCTAGATAGGTCTTCAGGGTTAGGTGCGCCGTGAGAACCGACTGGCCCATGCCGGACGAATCCCAGATGTACGCCTCGGGCTGCGTAGCCGTGCTATTCGGATCTCTTGGGGTTCTTGGTGAGGCGAACACCTCTCCAAGATCGTCAAGTTCCGGACCCAAGTTGAATGTTCCGATTACCGCCCCAACCTCTATCTTCAAGTTCGTGGTTCCGTTGTTGGGCTCCACGCGCTCCGGAGTGAGGAGGCTTCCCGGGTTCCCATGACGGTTCACGTACGTGGAGGTGCTGGGGGCTGGGAAGTAGGTATCGTCCAGCAATCCCTCCATCACGCTGTCCGGATACAAGGAACTCCACGGCCTAGACAGCGACGAGAAGTAGTCGTCGTACGGAAGGGCCATGTGGTTCCCGTAGGTTCGAGTGAAATCCCGGATCGCTGCCGGATCTCCACGAACTGCCATCCCAGCCGGGGTGGTCCCGAACGGCGGGGAGTAGTCCATGTTCTTCCAATCCTGGTAGGTCACCTTGTTGGCGTTGCTGTTCGGAAGGAACTTGTACCCGCCGTGTAGTGTGTTCTTGTCCTGGGAAACCACCATGTTCGCCCGCGCCGTGGCGTAGCTGAGGACGCCGCCGTCCCCAGTCGTGCTGTTGAAGTTGTTGAACATGAACGTCAGATAGGTGGCGTTCGTGTTCACCCGGATATGGCGCTTCGTGGTCCTGGGAGACTGCTTATCCACGAACACGTTGCCCATCACGTTCAAGGCAGTGGTCTTGGTATTGGCACTCCCGGTGATGAACATTCCGTCATCGGTTCCGCCGGATGCCGTGCTGGCGTTGTAGACATCGTTGCCCGAGAAGATCACCAAGGAACTCTTGTCGATGATCACGTTCGTGGCACCGTTGTCTCCGATCCAGGAATCCTGGATCCTGATATTGTTCCCGCCGATCATCCAGATGGCCGTAGAGCTGTTCTGCTCGAACGAGGACTCTACGATGTCGATGTCCTGAACCAACGAATTCCAGTTGGAGTGGGTCATCTTCAGAGAACAGTGCGAAGCCTGACGAACCTGAACGTTGGTCATCCTGATCCCACTGGATCCGACAATTTGAGGACCATCGTGGAAGGCGAACGTCGTTGCTCCGTCAATCAGGGGACCCATCCACACACTGTCGATCTCGGCGTCGGCCGAACGGCAGTTCGTGATCTTCAGAGGAAGCCCCGAGGAGAGCCCCTTCCCGCGACGTCCATTCATTCTGAAGGACTTAAGAGACCAGTTCTTCGCCCCAGCGGTAGCCTCGAACATGGTGAAGCCGAGACCGAACGCCCCCCCGGCAATCCGGTTCGACGTGGAGATCATCTGTAGTACAGAGGATGGGCCACCACCAATGATCTGAACATCGGAACGCAAGGTGATCTTCTTGGTCACCTGATAGGTGTAGTTCGGCTCGATGAAGATGATCGGGCTCGTCTCGTTCGCCACGATCACCTCAAGGCCACGGCCATCCTCTCGGAGATTGATGAAGTTCATGCACTGCTTCACGTTGGACACGAGATTCCCGAACGTGTCGATGGATCCCAGGGCCGTGAACGTCGTCATGGTCGTGGTGAGATCGTCGGAAGTCAGAGCACCGAACTTGGCCTGGATCACCTCATTGTTACGATTGATCTTATCGAGGCCAGCCTGGGTATCGAATGGCTCGTTATCTGTTAGCGTGGTGACCTTTGGCTGTGATCTAGTAGGCATCTAGACCTCCGCCGTGTACCAAGCGTCGTTAGAACCTGCCAACGCGCTGGAATTGTAGAAGTAGATCTTCCCGCTATTCGCGACATATCTAGCACCCAGGACACATCCCTTTACATTGGAAGGTGGGAAAACATCCCAGGTGGCGTGGATTGCCTGGATGGGTAGATATGTCACTCCCGTGTCAACGATGGTCACGCTCTTTGCCGCCGTGAAGGTGGTCCTTCCGTTGTTGGGGATGTCCATCACCATGTTCCCCGAGAAGGTTCCTCGCGAGTTGGAACCACCCCAGTACCGCAGTGGCTTTGCCTGTCCACGGCAGTAGTTTCCCAGGACCGTGAAATCGTTGACGAATGCCCCGACTCCAATTCCAACGCTGACACCGTTAGCGCCAGTGACCGTGTTGCCGACAACCGAAATTCCCTCGGCCGGAGATCCCTGATCCCCGGCTAGGTTAACCCCGACGTATCCATCGGGATAGGTGGTCGTGTCGTATCCGAACCTGCGGACCGTGTTGTAGGCCACCCTCCCGAAGCTGGATTCCTGGACGAAGATCCCTCCCCAGGAAATATCCTGAACGGTGTTCCCGATGATGTTGAAGTTCTTGCTGTTCCCGGTTACATGGATCCCACGACCAGAGTAGTTGTCCGGATCCGCAGAACTGTTGTACTGACTGATGAAATTCTGAGAGATGTTGAAATCATCACACGAGTCATCACAACGAATCCCGTGAGACTTGTGGTATCGGATCCAATTACGCTTGATGGAGAAGTGCTTACACCCCTCCATGAGCATACCGTGGCTCTTGACACCCGTTGTCGATGAATCCCCGACCCAGACATTGGTGATCTCAAAGTCGTCACAGTTCCGGCAGTGGATTCCGTGGCCCGAGTTCATGTTGGCCCGGTTCCCGTTAATCATAAGGTTCATGATTCTGAAACGGAAACACCCGTCAACGACGATTGCGGTGTCGTCCGAATTGTTCGCCATTTTGATGACCGAACTGTGTCCGGAGCCCACGATGTAGATACGGCTTCGGTTCCCACGAATCTTGATGCCACGACTTAGGTTCACCGTGGTATTCCTGGGAAGAACGATTACGCCACCGTTCTCGATGGAGTTGATGGCATTCTCGAAGCCATTTTCGTCCGTGCCGAATTCCTCCATGTTCAAGATCCCGAACATTTCGCGAACACGGAGAAGCCGGTTCCCGGCCAGATCAATGTCCCCCTGCATGATCAGGGGGAAGAAGAAGTCGTTCCCAGCGAGGGATCCGAACTTCCCGGCCAGGGTGGAATAGATCGTGTTCAGGTCCGAGGCCGTGGGGCGCTCCTTCAGACTGAACTTCTTGATTGTCGGAGCTGACATTAGTTGTCCCTCGTACTCGGAGAGTAGTCCGTGTCGTGGAAGCTAACCGCAGCATCCGCTTCCAGATAGGCCAGCCTTCCGGTATTGCTGTCCTCGATGCGCATCCGGAATGTGTGGCCCGAGCCGCGAGGCCGGAAGGAAGTGGTCGCTGTCGTATCGTCGTCCCCCAGAGCGTTCCCGGGCCAGTTGTCTCCCAGGGCGTAGCCGTTCCCGAATGCCTTCTCACGATTTGGATTCAGAGAGATCGTATCGTTGTCCTCGTCTCCACCATCCCAGGAATACTTCACTGTTGCATCCATGTTCCCTGGTGAGTTGATGTAGAACTGGATTCTGTCGATGGACTTCTTTCTGAATCGGATCTCCGGTGACTCGACGAACAAATCTCCTGGTTCAATCTTCGTCGTGATTGCCGTAGATGTTCCGAAATCGGTGTTCGTGATCGAGGAGACATCAATGGTCTGATCCCAGTCGGTTTGGTCATCGAAGTTCAGGACCGCCAGCTTACCAAGGTCATTGTCCGTATCAGTGACCAGATAGATGTATACGCTGTCGGACTCCAGGCCACGACGAGGGCCGATGCTGATCGACGAGAAGCTCCCGACATCCCAGATTTGCCACTGCTTCGACACCACCGAGAAGGCAAGAAGCTTGTTCATGTATCTGGATTCCTTGGTGGGAATTCCAAGCATGTACAGGCCAAGCCTCGGGATGTAGACGGACTGGGCGTGCTGGGTCCTCTCGTGGTTGATCTCCTCCCACAAGTCCGCGATCGGGAAGGTGAGGTAAGACTCCTTCACGTCCCCGTACTCCTGGGTGGTACGCAGGCTATGGACACCCTTCTCGGACATCCAAAGGATGTCGTTTCCCACCTGCTGGATGGACCTGTGAGAAGCGCAACCGATTGTTCTGCTCACTGTCTGACGACTGAACGGAAGGGCAAAGTCCGACGATAGATCGTTAAAGATCGCTCCGGAAATCCGGTGGGTGCTGTTGCTCTTGAACACGATGAGGTCCCCGAAGAACGACCGCGCCATGCCCGTAACGGCGTCCTGGTCGTCCGCACTCACCGGAACGGCAACAGCACCCGCAACCCGGATGTTTTCCGTGTCCCAGTCGTATGGATCGGCAAAACCGAATTCATCCAGACCACATCCCACGATCAAATGGGGGCTCTCCTGGAGCCCACCAATCCAGATCCGATTCTGGTGGACCGAGAAGAAGGAGCCCCGGGGAGAGGCCTGGAGAGTGCCCATGGACTGGTATCCCCCGGTCCAGACCCGAATTGGATAGAGATTCGAGTCGTCGGTCTGGAGCATGATCTTTCCGAACTGAATGAAGTCGGGATTGCACAAGGGAGACCAGATTCTCTCGCTGCTGGAATTCATGGATCCTAGCCAGAGCCTCTTGTGCCGGGGGCTCAGTCTGGATCTCCCAGCAGTGAACCGAACGTTGGCACCAGACGCTTGACCAGTAAGCCTGAGAGATCCATCTAGATCAGCTACGGAATCCCCGGAAACCCCACGAAGAATGATGCTCCCGACTGGAGTCGTGTAGTCTAGATTGTCGGCAACCACCTCGTAGTAGCCACGCAAAGTTCCATCGCTACCCGTGGTCCCCCCCTCACGAACAGCCACCGGTTCGGAGAAGATGAACTCCACTCCTGCGGCAGAGTACACATTTGTTGGAGAATCCACGAATAGGCGAACGCCATCTTCCCCCGATGTGGCGGGAAGTGAGCTGAAGCTGAATTCCTTGTCTGACAAGAGGAATGAGGATGGTTCCCGATACGTCGAGGAGCTGGAGTGATCCAGTGGATCCAGGACTCCGATCAAGCTGGACAAGATCTTCGATGTCCTAGACTGGTATCGGTAGTTGAACATCCCGGTCATCACCCCGGCCACTACATTGTCGCCGATCTTGTGAAGGGCCGGGCGACGGCGGAGACGCTGGCGCTCGTCCACCCACAAGTTGGACGTACGCCGGGTCTGGGCTGCCGCTCCCGTATAGAATGGGTGGGCAGCTAGTGCCTGGGTCGTCCGGAGTGGGATGGGAACTACTGCATCAGCCATCGTATGCCGTCTCGTAGTGCTCCCGGGCCGTGTACGGATTCAGGTAAACCGCACCATTCCCGGAGATGTCTCTCTTCTGCTGCTGGCCAACAACCCGCTCGAACTCTGCTAGCTCGAACTGAGCCTGATTCATATCCATCTTGATGTATCGGTAGACGTAGTAACGAGCCCGGAACAGCAGGGCCATCTCGTACTCGGCTAGGTAGCCGGAGTGATCACTGTCTACTTCCATCTGGGTGACCACGCCTTCGTACCGGAAGGGGTAGCGGCGCACCTTATCTGGGACAGGATCGAACTCGACGTAGTACCTGGGATCCCCTTCCTCCATCTTCTTCGAGTAGATGGTGAATCTAATGGGAACACCAGTATTATAGGTACCACCGTTTCTATCAAATTTGATGAGGTCGTAGTCTTCGGGGGACTTGTACTGGACCTTCCCGGCACCGAAGAAGTCCGTCAGGGTGATCGGCCGCTTGAATCCCGTGGGAAGCAGGTACCGATCCTGGGCGATCTTCCCAACCAGACCAGATGCCGTCTCGCCCCGGTAAGTGATCTCGTTTCCAGCAAGATCCCCAAGCGTGAAGGTGAATCCGGTTGGTACGGTGCGAACCCGGTAAACCTCGGAGTCCCGGGTGACGTGGAAGATCCGTCCGATCCAGGAGGAATCGGTGGCGGTAGTCGTCGCCACGGTCGCATTCCCCTCCGTAACGGCGACGCCTTCTACGGACGTCTCCTCTACCGTGGAGATGGTGCCGTGATATTGGAGGGGAGCGTTGGGCACCGCACGGGACACATCAAGCTGCGCGTCCCGAACGAAACCCTTGATAAGGGCCATGTCGGAATCGTCCTGGACTCCATCCAGGGTATCTACGACACGGCCGACTCCAGTGGTCGAAACAACACGATTGACAAGTTCAAGATACGTCATGGGCCAGGGCCTCCAGGATTTCCTCTCCTGTGCGCTCCTTGGCTTGGCCAGCAGAACGATCTACGTCTGCGTGATCATCGGACTGATCCCGGGCGTCGGTCATATTCGGCATGTCATCGGGCATGGAGAAAATGCGCTGCTTCTGGACGTCGAAGTGGTGACACTGGATGGATCCATCCACCGTGGTTCGATACCCAGTCTCCTCCCGAAGGCGACTCACGAATCCGATGTCGTGGCCAACCACGCTCTGAACTGATCCGCTTTCGTTACTCTTCCGGATGTCAGTCCACCATGGACTCTCCATCCTGCGGATCGCGGCCATCCGAACCAACATACAGCCGGCACCACAGGCGTAGATGTCCTCCGGAGGAGCTTCGGGATTCGTGTCGAATCCCCAGTAGGCACCTACCGATCCATCCTTGTACAGGATCGGCTCCGGAGGATCGGCCCTCGTCCAGACAACTCCGGTAACTAGGCCGATGTCTGGGTACTTGCTCATGTGGGCCAGCATCCGATAGAGCGTGTTCGACGGAACGAGCACGTCGTCGTCCCAGTAGAAGACGAAGTTGACTCCCAGGGCCATGGCCTCCTTGGTCATGGCTTCCCGGAGCACCGCCGATAGATCGTTCTTCTTGACCAGCCACGTAACGGAGACGTTCAACGGCTGGGCTAGCTGCATCTGGTTAACCATCAATTCGATAGGGACGAGACCCGGCTGCCGATATTCCCCCACGATGGATCTCTCGCCGTGTTCATCGACATGGATATGCTGCTCCTCCTTGTCGCCGATCGGCATGATGACCGCGAGGTGTGGGGCGTTAGCACGATTCTTGATCTGTGAACGGTGTTTGGCGACATAGCCATCCGCTACCTCGCGAACCGATCCGTTCTCGTTGATCCTCTTCCAAGGTTCATCGACAGCGCGGGTCTCGTCTACCATCAAGGCTTCTCCTTTAGCTACGACCGAAATCGGACACGTAGGACTCTCCAACAGAAGCGTACTGCTTTTCCTGGGCGACCCATGCACGGTACAGCGGAAGCACGATAGCGGACGTGGACGACTGCTGGATCGTGAAGGTCGGGGCGAGGGCCCCGAGGTCCGTGATCGGACCGTTCGTGGACAGGACCAGAGTCCCACTGTAGGTCCCCGATCCGTCCTGGGCGAACCACTGGACTTCATTGATCCCGCACTTGAACCCCAGGGAGAATGCTACCCCATCGGCGATGGTGTTTCCAACGGACACCGTATCGTCTGTAGTGGCGTCCTGCACTCTCAGCGTGAATCCAGCATCAGTCTGGACCCGGTGGAATCCAACCATGTCCACGTTGGCAGCCGTGCCTCCAGATGCCCCAAGGGGGCCGGCAGCTCCGGGATCCGTAGATACACATAGCCCGAAGAATGCCCTGGTGTTTGCGGCAACGTTGGTCTCGCCCTGCATGAAGAAGTAGATCGGTCGATCAGCAGCCGGGTGGAAGATGTTGGGGCCAATCGCGTTGACCTCATGGCTGCCAGTCGTGGATCCAGTCGTGATGTCGATGGAGCCATCGGTGTTCTTCGTGAACCCGGCGGCGGTATTAGCCGTACCGGAGCTGCCATCGCCAGCGACCAGTCCGGAGACAACGCTCGTTCCGGTTGCTGAGGCCAAGGTTGCATTGATTGCGAAGTCAGCGCAGTTCCACTCCCACACATTCCACATGGAGGAATTGAGGGCGTTGATCGGTACGTGAATGGAGTTGGCGTAGATGGAGTCGGGGAGGCATCTGCGATCCGATCCCAGCACCGGCCAACCAAGGTGTGTTCCAAACTCTCGTGCCATCTGGTTTCTCCCCCAGATTGCGGGGGGAGGTTTCCCTCCCCCCTATGTTGCCTAGCTGGACCCCGAGGATCCGTAGGTGCCGATCCAGTCACCGGCCCCGCCGACGAACCGCATCGAACCCTTCCGCAGACCAGCGCCCGTGCGGAAATCCATGTCCGCGCCGAGCGTGATGTCACGCCGCATCCAACCGGTCAGGTTGTGGGTGCCCTTGTCAGCGATCACGAACCAGGAGTTCGAGTCGGTGATGTACGGGCTCCAGCCCCAGGTAAGACCCGTGGCGAACGGAGTGCTTCGGATGGAGTTGATGGTGTTGTCGGCCGAGTACGGAACCGAGCGGGTCGAGAGGATCTCGTCCGCACGGAACGAAAGAGCCGAAGGAACCCAGAGCTTCGCAGCCTGGGTCATGACGGGGATCGCACGATGGTTCGTGGTGTCACCGAAGGAGGTGAGCGCCGTCTCCAGGTTGGCCGGGGAAAGATCCGCAGCCGCGTAGTTGGAGAAAGTTCCACCATCCACCAGGGAGTGGCTCGCGCTGAAAATCGCAGCAGTATCCCAGGTGGTCTCGGTACCGATGTTGGAGAGACCGTTGTTGAGGATGTTCCAGAAGTAGGTCTCCTTGGTGGCCTTCACCGAACGAGCCATGGCTCGGGCCGTCTTGGAGAACACTGCGTCCTGGTCGTCCTCGATGATCTCCTCGGACATCTCCACGATCATCGTGAACTTCTTGTGGACGTACGACTTGTTGTATCCAGGGAGGAACGCATCGGTGTGGTACTGCTCGTTCTCTCCGGTCTCCTTCATCAGACCAAGGCCGACGATCTGGGAGACATCCTCCCGCATCCGGCTAGAGGACATGATGTTGAAGACCTGACTGAACAACTCAGGGAAGTCCGTATAGTCCTCGAAGAAGATCGTGTCCATATACGGAAGACGTGCGTAAAACTGGTCCTGGAAGTTTGTGCGAAGCATAGCCATGATCTATTCCCCTAGGTTACGTTGCCTTCGGACAACTTGATCACGACAACCGCACCGGACTCCGCGCCATCCTTGGGATCCTTTCCAAGGGACACGATTTCAAACATTCCAGTAGGGAGACCAGAGACATAGGCGGTGGACTGGTGGGTCGCGGCCCGTCCAACCCCGCCGTGCGAGATCACGTTAACCTTGTCGCCGACATTCGCCTGGGTAATCGAGCCAGTCATCATGGCCTCCCAGGTGCATCCGGCGACATCGGTAATCACCTGGATTCCACGGGTCTTTCCGTCAGACGGAGTAGACGTGAGGTATCCATCCGAGACACCGATGAAGGTGCGCAGATTCGTGAGATCGTTCACGAATGTGGTCTTGTGGGCTGCATAGCCATCGGCCCGGATCTGCAAGAGATCGCCCTTGAAGATCTTGGCCGCGTAGGTGGTGCTTACCTGTAGAGTGATGCATCCAGGCATTCCGCCACCCATCTTCCGGGGGTTCATCAATCCCCGGGGATGCCAAGCCTTGGACATGGTTAGTTCTCCGAATCGAGTGCCTTACTTATCGTCCGAAACCTTCGCACGATAACGAACACCGATCGGATCGCTTTCGGAGGAAGTCTGGGAATGGATGCGGTCGAAGTTCTGGACACCTGGGGTGACCTGACCCTCCTGAACCGCCTTCTCCATAGCCTGACTGCGCTGATAAATCGCAGCGTTCCTCTGCTCGACTTCGGAGTGGGGTCTCTTGGCGAGGTACGAATCTCCAGAGTAGATCCGGCCATCCTCGCCTTTCCGAAGGTGGGCTGATGGACAGAGCTTCCGAGCGTCCTCCATGTCCGTGATCGGAACCCAATTCTCCATGGTGACACGCTCGCGTACTGCGTCGTGGCACCACCGATAGGCCATGGGATCGTTCTTCGGTCTGTCGATCTTCAGCCGATTGGCAGGAGACCATTGTGCTTCGAGTTGCATGGATCCGAGGAATCTTGCTCTCTGCTTGCTGGCGTACTCCGGATCAATAGCATGGCGGAGGCTTTCCGCCTGCTCCTTCAGCGCCTCGTGAACCTCGATTTCCCTCTCGTCTTCCTCGGTCCTCTTCGAGAAAATCTTCTCCTCGACTAGATCCTCGGCCTTCTTCGGGAACGAAGCCTTCATGCGCTTGGGCTTTGGCAGTTCAACCTGCCCCTCGCCCTCGTAGGGATCTGGGTAGTCAGTCATCAGGAAATCCTCGCATTAGAGTATTGGGCCTGGAGCTTCTTGAACCTAGCAACAGTCTCCTTGTTGGATGGATCCAGACCCATGCGAGACATCGTATCCCGCTCTGAATCCGTCAGGTGAGACTTCGGCTTCGCCAGATCGGGGTCGCGCTTAGGCGCTCCCTCGGCAGCCGAGCGTGAGATTCTCCGCTCTCGACTGTGGTCCGCCGGATTCTCCATCCCCGCCGTCCTTCCAACTCTATGGAGTGCCATGTTGTAGGCCAGATTCTCTGCGCCTTCGCTCTGAGGATCCACAACTCCGGACTTGAGGAGCTTCTTCTGTTCGGACTTCACCTTCTGGGCGAACTCGGAGTCCGGGTCCTTGAGATCCGGATACAGTTCAGTCATGTACTCGGTGATGAACTGCTGGGTTTTCTCCCCCCGATATTCGTTCCGTACCTGCTCCAGGATTTCATCCCGGACCTGATTGGTGTAATGGAAGGCGGCATCGAACTGGTTCTTGCCGTCGTCTTCCAGGCCGAACTTCTTAAGCTCCTCGGCCGTTCGCTTCTTGGTCTCTTCCACCTTCTCCCGGGTCTGGAGCGCCGTGTTCTTGGCGAGGAGATCAACGATGTTCTCCTGACTCTTCTCCAGTCTCCGTTCGAGCTGTGCTATCCGATCGTTGAAAGACGCGATTTCCGGAGGAGCGCCACCGTCCTCGGGATCTGAGCCCGATCCCTGGGCATCCTGGGTGTTCTCGGAGTCCCGTGGCTCCTCTACAGGATCATCAATCGGGAAGTCATGGATCGACATCGGTTTCCTATAGTGGGAACTCAGGGTCCCTCGGGGCACCTCCCCGACGCAAACCCAACAGTTCCAAGGTTTTACGGTCTAGGATACTCCCTCCGAAGAGTGGAGACGCATCAGCTTCCTTCTTCTTCCGGGAGGTACTCGTCCCCCGGGGCTTCGGTGTCTTCGACGTTCTCTTCTTCTGGGGCACCGTAGGTGTCCTCCGTGATTGGTGCTTCCTCCTCCTCGTATCTGGACTGGATCGCCTTTGGCAGGTGATCCCGGATGAAGACCAAAGTCTTCACCTCAGCCTGGAGGTTTGGCACCTTTTCCTGGTCGGCGAGAATTAGCTGCGCGGTTTTGTTGTCAATGATTTTTGTTAACTCCGCACGGTATATCTTGTACCCGTCCGACTTGAAGAAATCTCTCATCCTGCGGCCATCCAGTTGAAGGTGACGTTGGCAGAACGGGTTTGGACTGCCGTCAGATTCGTCACCGCCTTGGTCGTCCAGACCTGGACTACTGCTACCCCGTCCAGATCAATCTTCTGGCTATCGGCGAATGTAACGGTGCAGGATTTGGTACTTTCAAGATAGATAACCGATGCATTCGCGATCGACGGAAAGTGGATCACGGTAGATGATCCGGACGCCAGAACCACGGATCCGGAGTGGAATTCCGTCACCGAGGTCGTCTTGTTTAGGATCTGCTTCACTACGGTATCCGTGGCATTTTGCCCCAGTACCGTCCCCTGGATCTTGGTCTTGGTGATGGCTCCCACTTAGTATCCTCCTCCGCTGAAGGTCGATCCGAGCTGTTCGGCGGCACCTTCGGAAAGTCCAAATCCACCTTCGCCCCCACCTGCGAGCTGGCCTTGGCCGACGAAGTTGCCGAAGGCACCTGGGCCTGCTGTCCGTCCGCCACCTCCCTGGGCCTGGATCTGCTGCTCGATGATCCGGCGGAATCTGAGGTGAGCCTGCTTGTGAGGCTTCCAGACAGACTCGACCCATTCCTTGGTCACGGATCCGAAGCCCTCGGAAATCTCGAACGCATCCATGATCGCGATGTGCTCCTCGTGGTTGTCGCCCATGATTGGCTCCACGGGGATTCCCTGGATCATGGCGACGATCTCGTCCTCCTGGGTCATCGGGGCACGATCGAAGCCCGGAGCGTCCGGGATGATTTGATCAGCGTTCTTGAAGTCAAGGGCTTCTAGGAAGTTCCGCACAAGGATTCTTGTGCCCTGGCTGATCGCTTCGGGTGGCATCTGGGAGATGGGCAGTGTGGCTTCCATGGCCATCGCGGCGAACTGACGCCGGATCTCCTTGTTGGCCGAGACCGTTTCAAGCTCCCAGTAGAAGTCGTACTTGTTGTTCAAGTCCTTCCGGCCGATTGTGCGGAGGCGATCCTTCCCGGTAACCCGGAACTCCTCCCGATCGGGGGCATTCGCTCTGAGTACACTGAGGGTCTTGTGGGCAATATCGCTCAGAACCGGAGCCAAACGCTGGAGAAGGTAGTTGAGCTTGATTGCGTCCTGCTGAATGATGGCCAACGTTCCGCGTGCCGTACGGGGTGCATTGGCCCGATCGGGACCCCTCCCCATCGTAAACGTTGATACGCTCAAATCTTCAGCCATGGCGAGCAAGAACTGCTCGACGTTCACGGCATCCCTGGGCTGGGAGACTCCAACATACTCCCTCACATCCGTACCAGGGTTATCAACTGGGATCCACATGTTGGGCCGCCAGTTGAAGTCCCCTGGATCGAACCCGGATCCTGGCCGGAAGAATCCACCTGGAGAGATCGCCATGGTGGCCGCGTCGTTCCGGTGGTTGAACACCGTGTTCAGCTCCGTGACGAGCGGGAACAGGATTTCACCAACTCCGACATGAAGAATGCGATTCCCGATGGGGATTAGACCAGCGTGCACGATGGGCCGTTCGTGCATGTGATACTCGCTGTGTAGGTATTCGATCCGCATGACCTTCTTGGTGCGGGCCTCGTACCAGACCACATAGTCTTCCTCTTCCCCATCATGGTTCAGATCCAGCCTACGGAATTCCTCCCACACCTCGAATGGGTAGGTTCGGTGGCTATCTGCACCTTCAGCTCGATCTTGCAAATCTCTCATCCGGTGATCGCCGTCGATCGTGGTGCGCGGAAGGGTTTCAAGTTCCGTGATCCCTTCCTTGATCGCCTTCCCGGTGATGTACTTCTCCATCTCGTCGAGATCGTCTTTGGTTAGAAGATTCCACTTCCCGCTCTTGACGCCGGCCTGGATCTCCGTCCAACTCTTCTCGCGCCGAATGGCGATGTGGGATGCGTCCTGGATGCAGCTCACGTTGTACGGGAAGTAGATGTCGTCCATCTCGATGTTGTCGAATTGCGGACGATTGATGATCGTCTCCTTCGAGTCGAAGGAGCACACGATTTCCCGTGCGTCTGCGTCCTCGTAGGCCTCGATGTTGAAGGTCTTTTCTCTCCGGTCGGCCTCGTCCCAGATCGTGATGGAGTATTTCTGTCCGAAGGAACCCTGCCCGTTTGGCCTCAGTCCACGAACCTGTTCGTAGACCGAGAAGAAGTCCTCCAGGACGGCGCGCATGGAGATTTTGACCCTTCTGGTCTCATTCTGGCCGTCCTCGTTCTCGATACTCTCCTCGCGGAATAGAGGGAATCTCTCGATGGTTCTCGTGTTCCGGAGGACCCTGCGCCACCAGACGATGCCGAAGGAGTTCCCGTAGAGAAATAGGTTCCTGATGAACCTTTCCAGGGGATCCATGATCTGCATCTTGTTGACGAAGTTGTAGCGCATGTACTCCGAGGTGTCCTCGGCCCGCTCCAAGGCCATTGGATGGCTGGACACGGGAACGGCGCTCATGCTCTTGAAGGATCCCTCCGGGGCGATCGTCTGGAGTGCGTGGATGACCATTCGATCCACGGCTCTCGTAACGATGGGCACGGAGGTATTCGAGCATCCACGGAACGGCTGGGCGCGCTTCCGAACCCGGTTCCGATAGGCATTGTAGAGCTTCAGCCGCTTGGTATCGAACTCTTGGCGATCAGCGGTATTGAGGTGCAAGTCCTGCTCGAACTGCTTGAACAGCTCGAATCGCTGATCATCCGTAAGCGGAATCATCATCGGCATAGTCATCTCCCGGGTCGTAGTAGTCCGACTCTGATCCCTTACCTTCGTATTCCTCGGCCATCACTGCGTAGCCTTCGTCTGGACTAGGAGCGTCCCAGCTACCCCGGAAGTGCGTGACCCGAGTGAACTTTTCATAGGTAGGATTCCCTGCCTTCATGAACAGTAGGCAGTCGATCAGATCGTCGTCTTTCTTGTCGCTTCCCTCGGGAATGTCCTTGTACATCTCGGTTCTGGACTTGTTCCGGAGGGGTGGGTGAACGTATCTCTTGATCTCCCAGACGAGCCGTTCGCATCCCTTAAAGATCGAGATGCCGGGCTCCATGGTAAATTCGTTCACCTTGAAGGCTTCGGCCACGGCATAGACGCGGGCTCTCTTGTCGGCCTTCGGGGCTGGAGTGCAGGAGATCCCGTAGTCCCGGAAGATGTCGATCATCGACTTCCCGTTGACATCCTTCTGGTTCCCCCACGAATCCATGGTTGACCACTTAACCTTGTGGTGGCGATTGTGTTCGATCTCGTCCATCCGCTTCTTCAGTTGATCCATGTTGCGGATAGATGAATCGTACAATTCGTCCGTTACAATCAATCTGTTGGATGGAGTGATTCGTGCCCATAGAACTGCCATAGGCTTCGATAGTGCGGGGTCGATAGCTCTGATACACGGCCACTCGCTTGGCAACCGTGATTCTTCCACTAGCCATGGTTCCCTCGGCCTGAATTCCTTGAAGATCCGCCCCTGGAGATGCTGGGGCTTTCCGTGGAGGCGTACTTCGCGCTCCTGGTCGGTAAGTGTTTTCTCGAATCTCTGCACTGAGGATTCATCCAGGGCACCGGTGACTGTTCCGTCTGGATTCACGATCATCAGGTTGTCCCTGATGTCTCCCGTGGTGGCGTAGTAGTCCGGGTCTCCTTCGTCGTGGCGCTCCCAGATCTCGTCCCAGATCCATCCCTCGGAGAGAAGTGTCAGGGTCAACCAGATCCGTCCGCCATGAACGACGATTCCTCGGGTTACCGGTGTCCAGAGTGCGTAGGGTGGAGGCTCGTCGAACCAGTAGAAGTGCTTATCCGCACCCTCCATCCGGTCCGGATCCATCTGGTAGGTTCCGTATCTGATCTCGGATCCATTCCTGAACTGCCATCCGATGCCACGACCCTGGCGTCGGATCGGTGTCGCCTCTCCCCTGGGGAGCCACTTGTTGAAGTGGGTGTTCAGGATCTCGTCGGTCTTGTCCCAGGTCTCCGCGAAACACATCCCCTTCACGGGCGGCTTGTACGGTGTCCGGTATCTGGCGTGATCTGGACGCAGAAATGGCCGATACCCGATGCAGTAGGAGATGGATTCCAGCACACCGAATGTGCTCTTGCCGACCTTGTTTCCCCCGAACAGGCACCTGTACGTGGCATCCGAGCTGAACATCCGCTTCTGCGGGTTGTTCGGCCGGAAGAAGAGTGCCGGATGGTCCTTGCGAAATCTTTCCAGCACTTCCAGATCCTTCTGGAGGGAAACTAGATCGTGAGCACTCATGGAACGAGATATCCCTCGATCATGAAGTTCCAGGAATCTCCATTGGTTACGGAAGCCCCAACATCAAGGATCACATCCCCGGTGATTCCCGCCCCGGCGTTGTTGATCAGTCCGTACGTGGACAGCTTTCTAAAGTCGAAGGTTGCTGTTCCGTACTTGGGCAATACGAAGAATGGAACATCGGCAGTGGCATCCCAGGATAGGGAAATTGCCGCCGTGGTGGACAGTAGACCGGCGGCCGAGGTCACCGATATCGTCATGATCTTGAACTTGCTGAACAGTTCTCCGTTCAGTGGATTGATCGTGGAGTTGGTTGTCATGTGGGTCAGATCGGCGGAAGCATCAATCAGCGTTCCATCTGCGGCAACCCCATTGGTCGTTGCCCTGCCGTTGTACACGAAATATCGACCCTTCTGGTCGATGGTCTCGATTATTGTCCAGGCCATGGTTTCCCCCTAGACCAGTTCCATCTCGATAAAAATAGACACGTAGTCGATGTTGGCCGTGGCACCGGACTCCGACGGCTTATATTGGAGATTGATATTGTGTAGAGATCCGGATCTCTCGCAGTAGGCTTCATTGATAGAATCTGATGTGAAGTCCCTCGTAGCGCAGTGTCCATGCTGGACTCCGAAAATGGGAACCGCATCAGAACTCACCTGTGGCTGTTGCCAAATGTACCAGCAACCACCAGGGACATATGTGGCAACTTGCTGGTATGAAGACATCCCGATGTATCTGATCCTAAGCCCGGTGTAGGTTTTCCCGTTTATGGTTGATGTCACATCAGACGCGAAAGCGATTGGCGTTGCCGATGCAGCAGTATCAGTGTCGGCTGTTATGAACACGCCGGTGAACGTCAGGGCAGTTCCGTTCTGCGTAATCTTCTCAGCTAGAGTGGTAATTGCCATGGCTACACCTTCAATCTCTTGGGAAGCATATCCAGTGGAATCCTGTCGTTCTTCCAGGATTCCATGGACACGTCCTTGAAGTGGAAGACGCGGGAATCTTCCATGGCGTAGGCCACCAAGCCTCGCTCCCGCATCCTAGATTGGTACTCGTCCTCGTTCCCGTAGTCCGTGATCTTGGGATTGAACAGGACTCCATCCCCGTAGGGGACGATTCGATCTTTCCGTAGGCAGAAGCAGAACCCATTCACGAAGTCGATCTGGTATCCGGCCCCGGTGGTTTTCTGGGCCTTGGAGTGCTCAATGAAGTGAACTGGGTCGTTGATCGGGAGAAGTTGATTGTGCTGGTGGCCGGGCTGGTTAGTCATGGGGGCTGAGATCCCACATTCCTGGTATTGCTCGAAGATGTCCAGAAGTGGGTTCAGCCACCCATGAGTAAACACTACGTCGTTGTTGGATATCACGAGATACTCGCAACTGGAATCCATCCACTCGCGATATGCCTGATTCCAACCATCGGTCAGGTTTCCGGATTCGACGACGTAGTACGCATCGAACTCTTCCAGGACTTCATCCCCGTTGAACACGACGGATCCCATATCCACGAGGAGCGATCTATACTTCTCCGTTGTTAGACGGAGGGACTTGATCGCGATATCCGTGTAATCCTGGCGGTCTCTTTGCGTTATCGCCACCATAGTTTCGGATGCCACTTTTAGTCTTCTCCCACTTGTCCTTGGCTACGGATCTCTTTACGAGCGGCCTTGGGACTCGATCGTCCCGGCAGATCGCCTGCCTGTCGGTGTTTCTCAGGATCTTGTTGGTGTTCTCTACCCATCCGTACTTGTAGCAGAGGAGCCACAGCCCGAGTCGGAAGATTGCGCTTTTGGAGATTCCCCACATCTTGGTCATCTCTCCCAGGATCTCTTCCATCTCGGGGTTAGACGGCATGGTGACGTAGGTTTTCTTCCCTCTCTGGCGCGATCTCTGGTGATCCTTGATCGGGAGCTTGACCCCTTCCTCGCGGATGAGTTTCTCCATGATCTCGTAACCGACGAGTGCCGACACGGCGTCTCCGGCGATTTCGTCGGACACCTTCTTGATCCGTGCCATCTGATCCTCTTCGGTCATCTCCTTGAAGGATTTCATGGGGTAACTCCGTCGTTGAGCGTCAGCTCGTGGTACGTGATGACCCTTGGGTAGTCCAGGTATACCGTTGGTCCTGCGAACGCAGCAATTTGGATCCTGAAATCCGTGGTCCATCCCATCATGTATGCTCTAGAGAACGAACCGGAGCATCGTCTTGAGTAGTTTGGCCACTGGTACACCCAGGAGTTGATCCCATTCGTCCAGAAATAGAGTTCGCAGTTCGTGGGACCTACGGTCGTGTCGTTATCGCACGATCCAGACACGGCGTAGCAGTTGTAGGTCCACGGCGGGTACATCCCGACTCCGGTAACGGTGAACTGGGATCCTCCTGCAACCCGGATGTACCCGGATGTATTTGTCGCGTTTCGTCCGAATCCGATGTTGAATACGTGGGTGGATCTCCAGAATCCGCTTGGTGCCGCATCTCCATCCCAGAACAGGAGCATGGGTACCGGATCCTGTCGCCATGCTGGTCGGTGTGGTGCTGCTGTTCCGGTAGGACCTTGGGCCGTGTAGTCCACGATCCTCATGAAGGTGCTCCCGACCTTGACGATGTTGTTGATGGTAAGATCCCCGAATGCCTCTTCGAGGTTGGAGATCCTGGTCTGGTCGGTGCATACCTGTTCGGCGAGTTGCTGGATGGCCGGAGCCACGGTATTCGCCGGGAGTTTGAAGCAGTCCGTCTCGATGTTTCCGCCGAGTGGGTAGTCCTGTGCTGTTCGGCTGACGAGTCGGAGTAGTTGGTTCTTCTCGTGGTAGTTCATGCCATCCCCCGACTCTTCAGTTCCTCGCGCATCTGATCCTCGGTAACGGTTCCAGAACTGGTGATCTTGAACCACCGTGGTCCGGCATCGACGAGCTTCATTCTATGGAGGGATGGATCCACGAGTTCGGCGAGCTTGTGTGGATCTTTCTGGTGATTGACGGGGAGGTTTTGTGCTTCGAGGAAGTTCTTTAGCTTGGTGATCGCGAAGACCGGTTCAGTAATCAATTCTCTGTGGGAGATCACGTAGATCGGGATTCCGAGTCCTGATACGTCTCTCCAGAATGTATCCTCGTACTTGTTCGCGATTTGGACTGCTGAACTGATGGGGATACTCTCGGCCTTGGCCATGGATGCGGCGACCTCATCGTGTGATCGCCACACCTTAACGATGGCTGGGATTCCCCGAATCACGTCGTTCCAGAAATGTGTGAGGATTGTGCTCCTTGGGTCCTTGAAGGCCTGAATCCCTTCATCGGCGATGATCTCTCTGGCTTGCCTCTTAAGGACTTCGAGTTCCTCCTTTTTGACATCGCCAGGGAATTGATTGGAAAGGTTCAGTAACCTTCTGTTTACCATGCTGAGTTTCATGTGTTCGAAGAATCCACGGGGGTTTTCGGCTGATGGGAAGGCGAATAGTCCGGTTCTGGATCCCAGGTCGAGCCCGAGGTGGTGGATGATTTGCGCCACGACGGACGTTCCCGAGCGATTTACCCCGCAGATGAGCAACATTTCGGTCCTCCGGGAAGCAGCTATGGGTTGCGACCGTTTGGTTGTCAACCTTTTTCCGGATCTGGGTTCATTTCACCCGGTTTTGGGGCTGGATTGATCCATCCTTCGGGCATTTTCGGGTCTACGCCGCCGTAGATCTTGTTGAAGGTGTCGGACATGTCGGGATACATGCCGTCGGTGGGGTCTGGACCCGGCTTTTTGGCCTCCTGGGGCTCCTTTTGGCCGTTTGCCCAGTGGTACACGTCGTTCATGGCTGCGTATGCCTCGTGGAGTGACGGGGCGCTGGTTCTCCAGGCACCTCCCTTGGGGGAATCCCTCCATTCGAAGTATCCCCGCATGTACATGGACAGATCGTCCTTCTCGGGGAAGGTCTTGATCAGGTTCGAGACGGCCTTGTGGTCCTTGGGCTGGACGACATAGCCGGGGAACTTCCTTTGCCAGGCGTTTATTACGCTTCTGTGCATCGGATTTGGGGATTTTGGGGTTTTTGGCTTGGAGAATGCGGAGTCGGTGGGAGACGCGCCTGGGGGTCCTTCTTTCGAGGCCGAAGAAGCCGCAGCCGGATCCGATGGTCCCGGAACGGGTTCATCGGAGGAGGCTGCTGGTATGGTACTACTAGGGTAAATAGGACTTGGTACTACTACGGTCTCAGAATGGGACTTGGGAATTTGGGGTTCCGAAGTCTCAGAATGGGACTTGGGGTTTTGGTCGGTTGGTTGAACGGTTTCGGCGGCGAGAACATCGGGGGTAGCGTCCTCCCAGAGCTGTAGCCGGCCGAGTGGGAGTGTGACCTCGTAGACATTTTTGTTCCCGGTTCCGCCCTTTTGCCGGATGACGTTGAGGTATCCGTGTTCTTCCAGCTCCCTGACGGCTCTCATGGAGCTATTTTTCGAGATTCCGCACTGTTTTGCGATTGTTTCGTGTGTTGGGAAGACGACTCCGTAGGTTTGGGACATTCCGAAGAGGTATGTCCAGACGCACTTGCTGGCGGATGTGACGTTTGGGTCGGATAGGAGGAGTCGTGGCATGGTTTCGTACCTCTGGATTCGTGTCCAGAGGACGGACTTCTTGGGCATTGGTTCTCCTTAGAGGCGGAAGTGGTCGTCGATCCACTGCAAGACGGTGGCCAGGGTGTTTCTCGGCTTGGAGGAATCTTCGATGGACTCGTAGGTGATGCTCGACCGTTTACCGTCCGGCATTTCCATGATCACGCATCGTTTGAGTGGATCGTCATGGAAGTCGAGTCCGTAGGTATTGGCGAACTCGCGGAGGCGGTTGATGTGCTCTAGGAGTTTCGGAGACCTGGGGTTAGGCTTCGCGGCTGTGTGGATTGGAGGAGCGTAGGTGTTGGGGTACGTCACGAACCACGTTGGAGTCGATGTCGCGAAGTATCCGCTGCCGGTGGTGAAATTCGTGGTCGTTCCTGTCGTTCTGGTCCAGGTGGTGTACGACGGCAGGGAGGAGAATCCTCCGGTGACCTTTCCTCCGGGCACCTTCATCGTCCCGAAGATGGCTTCATTCTCCTTTGGCCGGCTTTCTCTCTCCTCCCTTTTTTCTGCTGCGTCCTTTTCCGCCCTCTCAGCCGCCTCTAGGCCCTTTTCCGCCTTCTCTTCGTACATCTCATTGATCAGATCACCAATGTCGTCACTCATTTGGGTTCCTCCTGGAAGGTGACACCCAAACGCTACGATTCATCCGCGAGGTTGGCAAGCGCATTTCTCAGCGCCTTGTCGAATCTCTCCTCCAGCTTCTTCACCAGCCTCTCCTGAATCTCCAATTCCCTTTTCAACTGTTCATTCTCTTCCTGGAGCTTCTTCAGCTCCACTCTCATCACTTCGTACCCGGGCATCTAGAAACCCCCGAACGGCGCGAACTTCTCCAACATCTCCTCCTCGCTCCGGAACATCAGATACTCCCCATCCTCCTTGAACATCAAAACAACCCCCCCATCCAACCACGTCACATGATCCCCCCCCCCCTTCAAAAAACTCCCCGGAATCCCATCACGAATCAAATCCGCAGATCCATAACGACCACCACTCTCCACCAAAAAACCCGCCCAAACATCTAAACGCTCACCAAACCTTCCCAGAAATCCCACAACAATCCCTCCTCAACTAGGTAACACCAATTACCCTACTTTTACACTATCTTCACACAAACTGCGCAGGTATCACCTCCGCACAACCCTACCTCAACCCCGCGAAAACCCTCTACAAAAATCGCTTGACAGAACTCCTAAAATCGTGGGAACCTACGGAGGGCCTCAAAACAATGAGATCGGGCGGGCGGGAAGAAGTGCCCGCGCAGGTTAGTCGATAACGCTTCCAAAGGAAGCAACATCGACGCCGCCGAGCAGGCAAGTGATCCTAACAATACCCCACAAGGATCATCTCTCCCATTATCATCGTTCACTATAAGATCCCCAATGTCTAGATATGTGTGGAATGTCTTAGGAGGATTAGTGCGCCTAGGCCCCTATGGGGGTGCCTAGGTGCCTAGGTGCCTAGGCTTGG